AATGCCGCCCGGTGTGAATCCGGCTGATGAGCAGTGGTGGGGGTGGGCGAACCCGGCGTTGGGCACCACGGTGACCGTGAAAGCGTTGCGGGCCGCGTCGAAAAAGGAGTCGTTTATGCGTGCCCACCTGAACATGTGGGTGTCCGCCCGTGGAGCGTGGCTGGATGCAGGCCAGTGGGCTGACCTGCAAACCGATGAGCCGATGCCGCCAGGCGGAATTTTGGCGGTGGACTCAAGCGTCGACGATGCCCGATATGTCGGTGTGCGGTCGGTGGTGGCGGACAACAAAGCCCACGTTTGCGTCGAATTCGTGGCCAACTCGGAAGACCAAATGTGGTCGGAGATTGAGCGTGTCATGGCGGACACCACGGTGCAGTTGGCCCTCACACCAACTTTGGAGATCCACTGCCCACCGAACCTGACACGCCGCACCACCATCGTTGGCTACGGCGAACTCCTAAAGTTCTCAAGTCTCGTTCGGTCGATGCTGGTGGAGGGCAAGGTCACGCAACGCGGCCAACGCACCCTGACCGAGCACGTCTGCCGTGCCGTGCTCACCAAAACAGCACAGGGCACCGTCCTGTCTTCGCAGAAATCGCCGGGGCCGATCGAGCTGGCACGGTGCATGGTGTGGGCGATCGCCCTGTCGTCGAGGCCGATAACTCGCACGAAACCCATACTTGCGATCGCCCCGTAGCACTATCGTGGGTGCTGGTGTCCGTCCCGTGTCGGGCGGGGCGGCCACCACCGACCAACGGAGTGACCATGGGAATTTTCAGTCGAAGCGTGAACAAGGCGGCGATCAGTCCCGCCCCTGAACCCCATGTCAAAGCGGCCGCCGCAGGCTCCGGGTCGTACAGCGGGTACGGCACCTATGGCGGGTACACAAGCCAAGCAAACGGCATCAACTTCGTCGGGGCGTACTACACCTACTACGAAGGCGAAGCCCGCAACAAAGCGATGTCGGTGCCCACGATCAGCCGGGCCCGCGACCTGCTCGCCTCAGTAATCGGGTCGACCTACTTGTGCATGTACACCGAACGGTGGAATGACCAAACCATGGAAATGGAAGAAGTCGACCTTGCCCCTCGAGCATGGCTCCGCCAACCCGACCCGTCCGTCCCGTACGCCACCCTCATGTCGTGGACGCTTGACGACCTGTTCTTCTTCGGTCGTGCGTTTTGGTACATCACCAGCCGCACAGCTGACGGCTTCCCCGCATCGTTCACACGCCTGCCCGCAGGCACCGTCACCACCCAAGACCAGTCCGGCCCCGTGTGGTTCGCCCCCTCGAGCGAGGTCTACTTTCAGGGTGGCATGATCCCACCTGAGGATCTGGTGCAGTTCATCAGCCCGGTGCAAGGCATCATCTACATGTCCGAACAAGCCGTCGCGACCGCTCTCCGCCTTGAGGAAGCCCGGTATCGCAACGCACAATCCGCCATGCCATCGGGCGTTCTCAAACAGACCGGCGGCGAACCACTATCCGCACAAGAGTTGGCTGATCTTGCGGCCGCGTTTAACAATGCACGCATGTCCAACCAGACCGCCGCACTCAACGAATTCTTGGATTACAGCGAAACCAAAGCGTTGCCCGACAACATGCTGATGATCGAATCCGCCGAATTCCAAGCCAAAGAACTGTGCCGCCTCACCAACATCCCGTTCTACTTGGCTGGTGTCAACATCGGGTCGTACCAGTACACGACCAGCCGTGGAGCACGCGAAGATTTGTACCTGTTCGGTGCCCGCCAATACCTGGACTGCGTGTCACAAACACTCAGCATGAACAACGTGCTACCGCGAGGCACCTACGTCAAATTCGACATTGACGACTATCTGCAAGGCGTGCTTGAGGACAGCATGCAAGAAATGCCCGAAACAACACAAACGCCCGACACCGCACCAATGCCCGAGGAGGACATGTCGTGAAAATTCAACTATCAGCAGGCTTCGCACTGGATGTTGAGGCGGCCGCAGGCGAAGCCACAGGCCGCCGCGAAATCAGCGGATTGGCCGCCCCGTATCAGGTGACCGCGACTGTGGCGGACGGGTCGGCCGTCATGTTCGCCCCCGGCTCCCTGCCCGTCGACGGCAAAGCCCCGAAACTGTTCATGTACCACGACGCATCCCAGCCGGTCGGCCTTGTTACCGATCGCATGGAAGCACCCGATGGTTCAGGCATGATGTTCACCGCCAAAATTGCCGCCACCGCCGCTGGTGACGAAGCGTTGCAGCTCGCCAAAGAAGGCGTGCTGGACAGCGTTTCTGTGGGTGTCAACGTCGTCGACTCCTACACCATGGAGGACGGCACCGTGGTCATCACCGCCGCCGACTGGATGGAATTATCACTTGTCCCCATCCCGGCTTTCAGCGGTGCTACCATCACCGATGTGGCCGCCTCGGCGGACACGACTCCCGACACCGAAAACCAACAAATCCTGAACGAGGAGCCTGAAGTGTCCGAAGTCGAAGCCGCCGCCCCCGAAGCCGCACCCACCAACCCGCTGATCCAATTCGCGGCCCCGAAGAAGGCTCCCCGCCTCCCCTCGGCCGGCGAGTGGATGGCCGCATACCATCAGGGCGGAGAAACCTTCGCCAAGGTGAACGCCGCTGTCGTCGAGTGGCGGAAGGAAAACCAGTCGACCTACGAGGCCGCCGCGGGTGACGTGATCACCACCGACACGCCCGGTCTGTTGCCGGTGCCGGTGCTTGGCCCGTTGGTGCAGAACGTCAACTTCGTTCGCCCCGTCGTCAACCGTTTGGGTGCCCGTGCCTACCCGGACGGTGGAGCACAGAAGACGTTCGTGCGTCCGACGATCACCACGCACACCAGCGTTGGTGCACAGGCCGCCGAACTGAACGCAGTGTCGGCCACGACCATGGTGATCGCCTCCAACAGCGTCAGCAAAACGACTTTGGCGGGACAGGTCACTTTGTCCGCCCAAGACATCGACTTCACGTCGCCCGCAGCCATGCAGTTGATCCTCAACGACCTCATGGGCGAATACATGATCGCTTCGGACAACAAGGCGGCAGATGATTTGCTGACCGCCGCGTCCTCGAGCGGCGTGTGGGACGGCACCGTCACCGACCTCATGAAGTCGATTTACGACGCGGCCGTCGACGTGTCCAACGGAACCAACTTCTTCCCGGACACCATCTTCGTGTCGCCGGATGTGTGGGGTCAGATGGGCCAGTTGGTGGACGGCTCGAACCGTCCGGTGTTCCCGTACGTCGGTGCCCCCGGCTTGCAGGGAATGAACGCCTTGGGTGGCGGCAACGCCTCCACATGGGTCGGCTCGAACCCGCTCGGCCTCGAGATCGTGGTCGACAGCAACTTCGCTGCCAAGACCATGGTCATCACCAACAGCCAGAAGGCGTTCGAGTTCTACGAGCAGGTTCGCGGCCTCATGTCCGTCGAAGTGCCCTCCACCCTCGGCCGCACCTTCAGCTTCTACGGCTACGTCAGCACCTTCGCTGCCGTGTCGTCGATGATCCGCAAGATCACGCAGGCCTGATCGGAGGGGCCGCCACATGGCGACCTACACAGTCCAATACGGAGTCATAGTCCCCGGCTACGTCACCGCCACCACGTTGACCCCAAACGAGATCGTGGTGGGCGGATCGGTGACAGTCGCAGGCGTGGGAGCGGCGTACAACGGCACGCACACGGTATACGCCCTCCCACAATTCCTGCCCGTCAACGTCGACAGCGACGGCATCATCGAATACGACTACTCGTATCCGATCGCCAACGCAGTCATGTGGGCCGACGATCAAACCCCTGAGGTGATCAACGCCATTACCGGCACGATTGCCTACACGCCCGTCTGCACTTGGATCACCTACACGCAGATTCAAGACTGGTTGGGCATCACGCTCGCTGGCGGATCCGAGACCGCGTTCCTGACGCAGTGTGCGGCCGCCGCCAATGCGTTCTGCTATCGCCGCCGCCAGGAGTCCGGGTACATTGACGCACTGGCCACAAGCCCGTCCGGCGACGTAACACTCGGAACAATCATGTATGGCGGAGCGTTGTACCGTCAGCGTGGAGCCATCGACCAATTTGCGTCGTTCTCCGACATGGGGCAAGCCCCCACCACCGGCCTGTCACCGCTCATCAAGCAGCTGCTCGGCATCTCAAGGCCGCAGGTCGCATGAGATGGCCTACACCGACCTGTTCAACGAAGCGATTGACGACCTGTCCGCCACGCTCGCCACGATCAGCGGACTACGGGTCGTCACCGATCCCGCCAAGATCAACCCACCCTGCGTCTTTTTGGATGCACCATCGTGGGAATCGTGGAACGGGAACATCGTAAAAATGACGTTTCAGGCTCGAGTGTTCAGCCTCGGCCCATCCAACTTGGACGCACTCCGCGACATCCTGTCGATCTGTGCCAAGTTGCTGGAGAAGAACGTGGCGGTGATGGACGGCCGCCCGGTATCCATCCAAATCGGCGGCCAAGAATTCCCCGCCTACGACCTCACAATCCCCCTACAAGCACAGGCAGGCTGACAATGGCACTCCGCATCATCTCAACCCGTATCGGCGAACTGGGAGCAATCTACGAACCCGTGGAAGGCATCAACGTGGAAGCGTTAATTGCCGGAGGTTTCGTTGAGGAAGTCCACACCGCTGGTAGCAAATCTGCTAAAAATAAGAACACGGCTCCCGACGCTGGCAAACATCCCAAGGAGTAATCATGGCCACGTCGACCTACCTGTCCAACCCTGTCATCACGATCAACGCAGTCGACCTGTCCGACCAGTGCACGTCGGCCACCATCAGCCAAGCGTTCGACCAGTTGGAAAACACCGCGTTCGGTGACACCGCCCGCAAGTACACGGCCGGACTGCAGACCAACAGCATCACCGTCGAGCTGTACTGGTCGACCGCCTCAAGCGAAACGTACGCCAGCCTCAAGTCGCTGGTTGGCACGTCAACGAACATCACGATCAAGGGATCGTCCGCCGCCACGTCGGCCACGAACCCGCTGGGCACCCTCACCGGCGGGTTCTTGGCTGAACTCCCCGTCGCCTACACGCTCGGAGAACTCGCCACCGTGTCCGTCACCTTCAACGGTGGCACATGGGCATGGTCGGAATCCTGATCTAAACCCAACTTGAAAGGCCCGACATGAAACTGCACCTGAAGGTCGACATCGGTGACGGCCCGTTTGTCGTCACCACCAACCTGCAAACCGTGATCGCATGGGAACGCAAATACCGGAAGAAAGCCGGCGACCTTGCGTCCGGCATCGGCATGGAAGATCTCGCGTTCATGGCGTGGGAATGCTGTAAGCGTGACAAGGTCGTGGTACCCGTCGAGTTTGACTCGTTCATCAGCCGCCTGGTGGAACTCGAGGTGGTGTCGGAAGAAGTGGTCGGCCCTTTCTCCCCGGCACCTACCGACGTTCATTAGCAGAACTGCTAATCAGCACCGGCTGGTGGCCGCCTGATGTACCATTTGACTTTGAGGACGTGGCGACCGTGGCCGCCATCATCAAGGAGTCAAAGCGATGACCGCGAGCATCAGGGTGGAAGGAGTAGCCGAAACGCTTCGCATCCTGCAACGCATCGACCCTGAACTCCGCCGTCAGCTCATCAAAGACCTAAAGCAGGTCACCACGCCGGTCACCAATGCCATCAAAGGCAACTACACCGACCAACTGCTGTCCGGCACCGAACGCACATGGTCGCCTCGAGGCCGCACGATTTTCCCGTACACCCGCCAAAAAGCGGTCGCCGGGGTCAAAGTCGCCGCGTCATCCTCAAAGCGAAAACAAACGCTGTTGAGCATCACCCAAAAAGACCCGGCCGCCTCCGTGTTCGACATGGCAGGCAAACGCAACGACAACCCGCTGGCCACCGCATTCGACAGCCGTTTCCCCACGCCGTCCCGCGTCATGTGGCGATCCTACGAACAGGCTGACGAAGGCATGATGGACGAAATCAGCAAATCCGTCGACCGCGTAATGGCCTCAATCAACGATCTACAAAGGGCGATCCTGTAATGGCCATCAAAATCCCCATCATCACCGAACTGCAAGACGAAGGCATTTCCAAAGCCAAACGCGAATTTGACAAATTCAAAAGTGCCGTTGCCGGGGCCGAAGGCACCATGGGCAAATTCAAAGCCGGTGGAAAAGCCGCCATGGATGCCGTCGCCAAAAATGCATTGGTGTTTGCCGCGTCGGCTACAGCCGCCATTGTCACTTTTGGTGTCAAAGGGGTAATGGCGTTTCAAAACCTTGCTATCGCGTCAGGCAAATTTGCGGACGCTACCGGGCTGGCCGTTGACGAAGCCTCCCGCTGGATCGAAGTAGCCGGTGACATCGGTGTCGACGCAGGAACCGTTGAATCCGCCATTGGCAAAATGAACAAGGTGTTGGGCACCACACCCGACAAATTCAAAGAATTAGGCGTTCAGATCGCATATACCTCCGGCGGGGCGATGGACGCAAACGGCACATTCCTCAACGTCATTGACCGCCTAAACGGCATCAAAAACCCGGCGGAACGTGCCCGCGTCGCCTCCGAACTGCTTGGCAAAGGCTGGCAAGGAATGGCCGAACTAATCGGCCAAGGTTCCGACAAGCTGCGAAAAAGTTTGGATCAAGTCAGCGATTCAAAGGTCGTTGACCAAAAGGAACTCGAGCAGGCCCGCCGATTCCGTCAACAAATGGACGACCTCGGAGACAGCGTCGGCGACCTGTCAATGGCCATCGGAAGCGACCTACTACCGGCAGTCATCGCCCTTGCCGACGCTTTTCTGTTCGTCTACGAAAAAGCCAAACAATTCTTTGACTTGATGCAATTAGGTACCGACATTACGGAGACAGCCACGTTCAAAGCGATGGTCGCCGCCGAAGACATGGGTAAAGCATGGCGGGATGGTGCCCGTTCAATGATCGACGCCCGAAACGCATCCAAATACCTAAAAACAGGTTTAGACGATGCCAGCGAAGCGACGTACGACCTGAACATCGCGTGGGAACAGTTGATGGGTCAATTCAAAGTTGACGACGCAATCCGCAACGCCCAACGCCAGGTGCAAAACTTGAAGGACGCGGCGGCCGAAGCGTTCGCTGACCCGACCAAAATCATGGATTACGACGAGGCGTTACAGAACGCCTACGAGTCGGTCGCCAAACTGATCGAAATTATCGGCCTGTCCAATTCGGAACAGAACCGAATCAAACTGCTGGTCGACACCGGCCAAGTTGAAACGGCGATCCGCCTGCTGGACATCATGGCGAACCATCCGGGTACCAGCCTGACGGATGCGATGCGGTTCCGTGGTGCTCGAGCGGCCGGAGGGCCGGTCACGGCTGGTGGCACTTACCTTGTCGGTGAGCGTGGCCCCGAGCTGCTGACGATGGGTGCCCGTGGCGGATACGTCACCCCGAACAGTGCAATGGGCGGAAACACGGTGAACATCAGCGTCAATGGTGCCGACCCCAACGAAGTGGTGCGTGCCCTTCAAGCGTACGTCCGCCAGTCCGGCCCCGTGCCGGTCAACACTCGAGCGATGTAATGGCACAACTTGGCTGGATTTTTGAAAAAGGCATCATTGGAGCCGGAACCGTTTTCACGTCCAAAGTGCTGTCCGCCACCGTCATTGAGGGCCGCGAAAAATACCTTGACCCGTACTCGGGCGGCCGTCTGGCGATCACAATCGACAACACCGGCAACTACGCATCAAACTTTGCGTTCAACGACGAGATCGCTTTGTACACCGTCTATGCCCCAGACGGCTATGTCGAATACTGGACAGTGCAAGAGATTGACTTCAACGATTATCCGGGCAATACCGGCATGCCAACGGCAACGATCGTGTGCGTTGACGCGGTGGGTCGGTCAGGCCGTTATCAAGCGATCAGCAAAAGCCTTACTCAAACCGACACGACCACCCAAGCCACCCAGTTCAACAGTGGAGGCGGCGGCCCACTAAAAAGCGACATTGAAGTAACGGCCATCAGTACCGGAAACTCGACCGCTTCAGCCTCGACGTACACCGGCACAGTCCTCAACCAAATCAACCTGCTAAACGCGACAGAACGCGGTTTTATTCGCAACGCCGCCAACATTGCGGCAGGTACGCAACGCATCAACTTTTATCCGCGAAGGTCCATTGGCCCAATTGCCACAGACTTTTCATTCGGCCGCAATTACGGCTCATTCGTGTGTGCCTATCAACGATTTGACCGCATCCAAAACGGCTTGCAGTTCATCAACACGGTAACCGTTTCGCCCGAAGCCGTAGCCGATCAGACAGCCACCAACGCGTCGTCGGTGACGGCATACGGCACCACGTTTTACAGTTCCGAAACGGTCGACTTCAGCACCACGCAAGCAAGCGGGAACGCCGAATGGGTCGCAAACACATTTTCCGACCCGAACAGCCTCCGGTTTGTCATCGAATTTTCCGATCGAGGACAGACGTTCAACCAAGCCGACTTTTACGCCCAGTTTCCAACACGCCCCGTTTGGCCGTTGTCGTACCGTCTTCCCGGTGCCGTCAGCGACACCACGGTGAATGTCGTTGTCGAAGGCTGGACATTCACCATCACGCCCAGCCAAACGATTTTCCGGCTGAATCTGTCTCCGCTGACCTACTACCAGTTTTTCACTCTTGACTCATCGACGCTGGGTATTCTTGACACCAGCAGACTCGGATGGTGAACC